TTCTTTAGCCCCTTTACGAACGACTCTGCCTTTCCATTGGCGGTTCAACGCACCCTCGGCGTTTCCCCACACATTAAAGAGAACAGGCTCGACAACAGCGAAGTTATCGGGGTCGAGACCCCAGATACGAAGAACTCCTGACCAATCTGGGTGAGTATCACCTTCCATTGCTTCGGTAGTTACTACGCCTTCATTGCCATCCCACGAAACCCCAGGAGTCCATTCAGCGCTTCTTTTGCGCGACTCCATAGGCTGAGTCGTATTGTTCTCTGTAGTCTTTAAGAGATTTGTTAAAGCATCATCTAAATTCATTTTTCACACTTGCATCCGTCTAAGCCTTGCAATCTACGGCGGTGACGGCGAACTACATTCGAACTCATCTCGAACCCAAAGTCAGCAAGAACCTTTGTTATTGCGGTTCCTTCAACTGAGGTATTCATAAGAGTTTCCATTAGTTTTGATGAGAAGGATTCAGGCAATTCCCTCATCAATTTACCCATCGCGCACTCATGCCCAGGCAAGGTCTTTTTTCCATTGAGGGAGTCTAACTTAGAGGTGAAATCATCCAGACTTATTTTTTGACTTACACCTTGGACATCGGATACTCCACGGGCGCGTTGCCGACTCAAAGAGGAGTCTGTCGCATTTCCAGCACCTTTGGAACTCGTCTGTCGTTGCGTTTCTGCCATACGGGTCTACCACTCTCTCCTGGGGAGCCAATGGCTCCGTGGTTATTTCCTCACTAGACATCGGAAATTCGCCGATAATAGTGGTCTTTGCTTTGGGTCTATCCCCAATGGATTAACACTACCCATTGGCTCTATACGCAAAACATGGACACCCGAAATTGTGACACCAGTTATCGAAGCAAGCAAGTTTCGAATATCTTCAATTTTGTCTCTGGCTGTTGGATAATCTTCTTTCCCTGCGCGAGAAATAATCTGGAGCATCGGGTAATCAATAACGATGCCTCCGCTTCCCATCGTGAAGGCTGGTGGGGTGCCAGAGTTTTCGTAGATGGCTGTGCAGACATCAGGAGACTCAGGAAGGGTGGCTAAAAATAGGCTAGTTCCAAGGGTGCCTTGAGAAGCGTGTGCGCCAAAAGCGCTTGCTGTGTTCTGCAAGTAATCGCCTATGGATTCAAGAATTGTTGCCATTACACCGCTCCATTCTTTCTCATTAAGTCAATGATACGCCTAACCATATTTTGCTGAATTTCTGGCAATCTCTCCATAAAAGGTTGCTCCAGATATTTAGCCTGAGTTGGTGGATTGTGATAGTTTCCTAGAATCTCATGGACATACATCGCGTATGGAGCGGCTGGACCGCCAAAGAAAATATCAACTCCAATGCCTTGAGGAGTATTCATTGGAGCCGAGACTCCGCCTGAGCCACGCAAAGCGCCTGTATCAATAGGGGTCAAAATCATGGCTCTAGCAAAAATCATATTGGCTTCTTCAAGGATTACTTGCCCGACTACTTTGCCAGCATCCTTGCCAGATACCTCAAGCATATTGCGTAACTCTTTAGCGCCCTCTAGTTCAAATGTGAATGTTTGAGCCATGGTTATCTACCAAAGCGTATGACGGTGTGATGCGCTCCGTTTTCGTCTGCAATGTTATCAACTGCGTTAATGGTAAATGTGTCAGCCCCAACAACCATTCTGTGAGATACGGTAATTGTTGTTCGTGGACCGTTAGTAATAAAACGACCAATATCGGTAACTTCAACTCCTTGAACATCACGGCTTCGAACTGTGTCATAGATAAGGCGACCAGTAGCCGAAATATTTGTTTGAGCATTGCCAAAAGTGCTTTTGTTGTATTTATCAACTGATGCCTTGGGAGTAAAGACCACAGTATCGGTCATAAACTCAGCGACTTTTGAGTAGATAGCATCTGCCATGGCTATCCCCCTACTCTACGATGCGTGTTTCGTAGAAAGAGTTTGGGTTATCCATCTGACCAACTACGAAATCTGTATTGTAATCGGTAGTTGTCTTGTCATCTGTGGACTTCAAAGCATCAGCCTTAGCCCATGGGCGAGGAGGAGATTTACGCATCTTGCGTTGGAATAGGCTATGAGCCAACTCTTTGTAGTGCGTTACCTTTGAACTGTAAGACTCTGAAACCGAGATGTCGCCTACGCTCTTTGAAGTGCTATCGGCTAGACGGGCAAAGCGAGCGATAAGGATTTCAGCCAACTCACGCGCCGCTTCATAAGAATCATTTGACCACTCAGTTAGGACATAAGAAATTTCTTCATCTGAGAATAGAGCATCAGTTGAATCTGTATCGTTAAGAAGGAACCGAACATAATTTCGAGCCGATGTACTCGGGTCTCCTGAGTATGTAAAAGTCATTACATACCGCCAAGGAATAACATGGATGTACGAACAAAGTTCTGAGTTGCAAGAATATCCGACTCATTAGGCAGGGTAACGGTTACATCTTCTGTTGGTTCCCCCGCTGAAAGTGTTAATTCAAAAGCGTTGGCTGTGGTTCCCTCAAATACGATGTTCTGAGAGAAAGCCAACTCAAGCCCTGTTTGCTGACCAGTAAAGGTTGCGTTGCTGATTGTTGGAGAAGTCAGCGCTGTAATTCCAGTCAGGTTTCCAGTCGTAATAACTGTTCCTGTTACATCTGGGATAGTTACTACTCGGTCTGCTGTTGGGTCTACTACTGTAAGAGTAGTTTCGAACCCATTGGATGTAGCGCCCTCAAAGGCAACTTCGGTGGGAACTTGAATATTGCCAGTAAAGATTGCTCCAGAGAGAAGGGCGTAATCATTTAACTCGGTATCTACATCTGTAGCCAAGTTTTGAATATCGGTATGTACGGCAGGGTTGTCTCCCGCTGTTGGATAGCGTAGACCCTTAGTAGTTGTACCTGCCATTTTATACTCCTATTGGATAATTAAATTACGAGAACTGCGGCTTCTTCTTCAGTAAGAGTTTCGCCAGCAACCAACTTTGCGCGAGCGGAAGCCTTAAGAGCCTCTTTTGCTTCGGCTTCAGCCTCACGGATTGCCTGTGCTTCAGCCGCCGCGGCGGCATCTTGGTCGCGCTGAGCAATCTCAGCAGGTGTTAAATCAATGTATTGAGATGTGCCAGCGGCTACATCTACTACGAGTTTCTTAGGTACATCACTCATTTACGGTTGCCTTCCAATCGGTTGTTTCTTCATCCCAGACATACATGATACCGTCAGTTGGATAAGCAACTGGGGCTTCCCAACAACAAGTTTCTTCATCAAGAATCCAAGAAGGATATGGCTGAGGTGCAATAAACGCATCGCGCTCTGCATCATAGGACATTCCGATTCCCGCATAATTTTTGCGGATGTTGCCGTTATATGAGGTCTTGACCCAAGTGCCGCCAAGACTATTCATAAAGGCTTCGCCTTCATCTGGCTCGCTGTTATTACCAACGAGTACACGGAGAACAATGTTGTTCTCATCTATTTCTGCCCAATGTGACATTTTTATTTCTCCTTAACTGCTCATTGGATAACGAACAATAACAATACCTGAACCACCGTTACCTGCAAGCGTGGTCGTAGTGCCAGTAGCGCCACCACCGCCACCACCACCTGTACTAGCAGTTCCGCTTACAGGATTTATTGTAGTTATGAAACCACCAGCGCCTCCGCCACCTATGCCACCCGTACCAGCGGCACTTCCGCCATCTGGGTCACGCTGACATCCGCCACCGCCACCTGCGTAATAGGTAGATGTACCTGAAATACTAGATACTTGACCTGCGCCACCATTACCACCAAAACCAGGATTGTAAGTTCCACTACCATTGCCACCTACGGCACCAGCGCCTCCGCCACCTGCTGACATTACATAATTGTATTGTAAGTTATTGGTGTTACCGCCGTCATACCCTTGACCAGTAGTGCCAGCACCGCCAGAAATTGCAGGTGTACTTCCTCCACCCGCTGAAGCACCACCGCCAGAGCCACCGCTCGGACTAACACCACCGCCATAACCACCTGCACCGCCACCTAATGAAGTAATTGAACTAAAAACAGAATTTACTCCATTGGTATTAGCACCACCTATGGCTCTTGCCCCGCCAGCACCTATTTGAACATTATAGTTAGTATTAGCATCTAGCAATAAATTTGCTTCGGCGCTCGCTCCTCGACCTGAAGTGCCAAGACTTGTGCGGAAACCGCCAGCACCACCACCGCCACCTGCTGAATCTCCACCCGCGCCACCACCTGCGACTACGAGGTATTCGCAATCAAGTGTTTTGAAAGGCTTAAAAGTTCCTGATGATAGGAATGTGTGAATCCAGTAGGTTCCATCGTTTTCAACTCTGTTACCACCCGTTGCAAATGGGGCGGTTACTGGAGTTGTTCCAAGCGCTGCTATGCCATAGATTGAGAATGTAGAACCTGCTACAAAGTTTCCTGTGTTTGTTGCAAAGCCCAAAGATGTTACTGCTGCGTTATTTGATACAAGTCCTGCATGTAACCAAATACCAGATAAAGTTGCGTTATTTTCTGTTACTGTATCAACGGAATAGGATTTGTTTTGTGTAGTAGAAGCGTAATTCGGAAGATACAACTCAAAATTGCCAAATGTATTTGCTGTGGCATTTGAACCTACCGTGTAGGTCCAGATATTAGAAGTATTGCTAGATGAGGCAGCAGTAGAACCATCACCATATAAAAATCTGTGAGTTCCCGTGGTTGCACCATTTACTCTTATGAGAGTGGACATCCAAGAAGCACTACCACCATCTACCGCATCTGCTCTTGCAGATACAACAATCTTCAAATCCGTGTAACCCGTTTGTGGGATGTTATCAAAGGTTACAGAAGCCGCTGACTGAGAAAGTTGAATCGTCTCTAAGAGAATGTGATTTTGTGCCATTTGTTTATCCCCTTATGCCTTTGTGTATCTAAGAATAACAATGCCTGAACCGCCTCGACCACTAGTGGCTGGAATTGTGCCACCACAAGTTGCTCCACCACCGCCACCTGTGTTCTCCGTTCCAGCAGTTGCGTTAACTCCAGCGCCCGCCGCACCAGCACCACCACCACCTGTGCCACCCGTACCCGCAGTAACATTTCCACCACCACCGCCACCACCTGCGTAAGTAATAGATGTACCAGTTATAGAAGATGCAAGACCCGCACCGCCGTTGCCAGATACGGATGCTGCTTGACCTACGCCACCAGCACCGCCACCACCGCCACCTCTAAATGGTAGAGCCGAACCTGTGCCACCTGCGCCACCAGCATTACCTTGACCAGACGGAGAAGCGGAGCCGCCAGCAGTTGATGTTCCATCTCCGCTCGCGCCGCTACCGCCACCTGAACCACCGCTACTGCCGACAGTTCCTTTTGGACTTGTAGGGTAACCACCACCACCACCACCTGTTGATGTGATTGT